GTGGCCCTTAGTGATACCAAACTCCGTAGCATCAATGCTAAGCCATACAGCGGCGCAGCTGAGGTCACAGATGGTGACGGGCTGAGTGTACGCATAACTCCCACAGGCACGATCACATTCCAGTTTCGTTATCGCTGGAACGGTAAGCCCGTTCGCCTCTCCATTGGCCGCTATCCCGCTATGTCTCTCAAGGAGGCGCGCGTTATCGTCGGTGAGATGCGCGAATTGTACCTCAAGGGGCTAAACCCGAAAAATTATTTTGCCAAAGAAGATGGCGAGCTGACTCTCAAAGAGTGCTTGGATCAGTGGTGGGGCAAGTATGTTGAAACGCTGAAGCCGAACACTCAGACGCTGTACAAGTCAGTTGTGTACAACACAATGTACACAGAATTCCCGGACGCTCCGGTAGTAAACATTCCTGTTTCGGCATGGGTGCGTTTCTTTGATAAGCAGGAAAAGAAGAACAGCAAAAAGGCCAGGGTACTTCTTCTGCAGCTACGTTCCGTCATGAACTGGTGTATCAGTCGCCAGTTGATCCCATCGTGCGAAGTCCTGAAGCTAAGTGTTAAGACCATTGGAAAAAAACCTGATGTGGGTAGTCGTGTTCTCACGTATACCGAGTTGGCTAAAATCTGGCTGGCGCTGGAGAACAACAAGATCGTTACCTCCAACAAGGTGCTTCATCAGCTGCTTTTGCTTTGGGGAGCCAGGCTATCAGAGCTGCGCCTTGCTACTGCCAGTGAGTTCAATATGGATGATCTTATCTGGACGACTCCAGCAGAACATTCAAAGATGGGTAACGTTATCCGTCGCCCGGTGTTTGACCAGGTGAAACCTTTTGTTGAAAGGCTCCTCAATGCTGGAAATGATGTTCTGTTTCCCGGCCAGGAACTGGACAAGCCTATAGATCGCTCGTCAGCAAATCTCTATATGAAAAAATTAAGGGATAAAATTGATATACCAGAGTGGCGAACACATGACTTCAGGCGTTCGCTGGTGACGAATTTATCAGGGGAAGGGGTTATGCCTCACGTCACAGAAAAGATGCTGGGGCATGAGTTAGGGGGAGTGATGGCGGTGTATAACAAACACGATTGGCTGGTGGAACAGAAAGAAGCATATGAACTTTATGCAGATAAAGTTTTATGGCATGTTAATGCCCTTAAATAAGGTGAGAGAATGGATAATAATATACGAAAAATAGTGCATGCTTTTCGAAACGCATTAGTTATTGCTGCTGACACCCGTTCATATCAATGTTTTCATATGCACAGATGGTCAGAATTGAATAATTTTCCATATGGATGTTGTGACTTGGCAAGTAACTTTCTTGGAAAATATTTAGAAGAAAATGGTTACGCTCCGGAAATTATATTTGTGAATTGTCCTGATGAAGTAAGTAAATTTATTGGTGCGCATGTATTTATAAGGTTAGGTGACTATTATATTGATATCACAAGAAATCAATTTAATGATTTTAATGGAAGGGTTTTAATTGAGGGTGAATATGGAACGCTAGCAGGTTTAATGAAAAGAATAAAACGAATAGATCCATCAGATGTTATTGAGCGTAAAGTTGATATCAGTGATGCACGCATGCCAGCATATGAATTATACAACTTTATTAAAAGTATTGCAGACGTACTAATGAAAGAGAGTTAATCATTGCTTCTTGTTAATAATGGCTGAGCCAAATTATGTGGAACAGCCATTAAAATTCATATGATCAACCAATAGGATTAACCCCACCCTCTTCAATCCATCGTACGACAGCTTTACGACTATAACGTGTTGGGTATGTTAATACAGGCTGAGGAAAACCATGCTCTTTACGCAAACGCCATACAGCTGTTTTTTTCTTCCCCAGTAATTCGAATACTTCTTTCTCTTCCATAAAATCTGTAGAAGTCATAAGCACCTCATTCAAAATTACCGTTAAAAATACATGTCCCGCACCCGCCACGAGCCCCTTCAGTACAAACATCACAGCGGTCTACTTTTTTACGAGGTCGTTCTTTGATGTGTAGCCTTGGTTCCCCGTCTTTTGGCTCCGGCCATGAGCGCTGCTTGTTTACCGCCAGCTTTTCGATCATCGCTTGGGTAATCTGCTCATCTGTAATACCGGCTCGGCGCTGGGCGTCCCACAGCAGGAACTGCATATCAGCCCACTCCGACAGGTCGCCAGGCTCGGCAGCTGCTTCCAGTGCTTCTTTGCTGAGGTGCTTCAGCGGGCCAACCGGACCGACATTGCCGAAGGTAGCCTGTGACCACTCGGCGTGCTCTCGGCGTACTTGGTCACGTTCCGGCGTTGGAGGCGCGTGGCGATAGAGCGGGATTGTGTAACCTTCGACAGCATTCCGCGCCCGGTCAGCGGGCCACGCACGAAGATAAAGCCCTGTCGCATGCATGTTCGATATTTCGTGCTTCTCGGTGAACGCCACCGGCTCGCTGTCTGCCTTGCGGCGGCCCTGTAGCTCTCGCAACGCAGCTGCAACGTAGTGGCTTTTATGCTCATCAGCCCATCGAATTAAACGAATGAGTGTCGCGTTTGAAATTTGCGCGTCTGTTAACTGGTTATTGGTCATTTATTCAGCCCTCACGCTGTTAGCATGGCAATAATGCTCACCATTCGGGCGGGTAGATGTTACGCCACAGCGCGGACATGGTTCAGGAAACGTTAGAACCAACTGTTCAACAACTGTGGAAACTTCCTGCTGTTCAGCGTCGGTAAGCTGGCGCTTAAGTTCAAACTCCAACGAATCGACGATTAAGAAGGCGAAGCCCTCAGTAGAACTGCGCATAGCATCAATGATTTTTCCTTTCGTCAGGGCATCAGTCATGGCTGGCCTCCTCGAATAACACTTCACCCTCAATACCGCCGACCTGATAAACGATCGATCCATCGTCCCGATATTCCACTGGTGCAGCGCTCCAGCCTTCGCCATTGGGATCGTCATCGTCGCCGACTTGGACAAACCCGCCAGCCACTACACGGGCCGGATACATTTCACCTTCCGTCCAGTATCCTTCGGTATCTTTTAAGCATTTGACATTCATGCTGCCACCCATTGATTGACCAGCCATATTCCCAGCGCAGAAAGCGATGCCGCTCCAACCAGAACTATTGCATCCAGGATTAATGTCTTTCGCAGAATGGGATCACGGTAAATTTTGAAAATCATTTACTAACACCTCCCATTGTTGAATCAGATTCAATCGCGCGGCACCAATGCTATCGGCGTGGTAGGTCACCTTTACAGAATGATGTTTGTGCAGACATTGCAAAGCCCCATAACGCATATAGGGGCTATGACCATGCCAGGAGAATTGAGGTAAAGCCCCACAGGTAGGGCATTTGAGGATAGTTTCTGTCATGCGGCATCACTTTCTTCAGATGATGAGGTCTGTTCATTGTTTTGCTCGCCTTCCCCAGGTGCCGATGTTTCGTAGCGGAATTCCTGAAGAATCGACAGCACCTCGGCCTGCATTGCTGGTGGTACTTCAATGATCAGTCCGCCGCTGGTGGTCTCTTTGCATGATGAGATGATCTCCAGAAACTTCCGCGCCTTTCCTGCATTGAATTGTGGCTTGGCGATGCTCTTTGTGACTTTGGTTTTCCCGGCTGCTTCTGCTTTTTTCATCAGCCTGGCGGCTTCCCGGTCTGCATAAACGCCATGTTCACGAGAAATGCCAATCGCAATGGCATAGTTCATAGAGCCATCGCGAACCAGCTTTTTGATATACGGGGTGCATTCATGAAGCTGGAGATGTTGAAGGATATCGGACTCTGAACGCTTAACTTTTGCGGCAATCTCTGCCTGGCTCCATCCCTGATTCTGAAGGCGGTGATACGCCGCACCACGTTCAAGGGGAGTAAGTGCCAGCCCTTGCGAGCTAGTCACCATAAACGCGATCTTATCGGCTTCAGTACCAACAAAATCTTTGCACTCAAGGCGCACGATATCGTGTCCCATAGCAATAGCAGCGAGCGCACCGTGATAGCGGTGGTGGCCGTCGATCACCTTTACACCACGCTCAGTAACTTCGACGGCCAGCGGCGGAATATATTCACCGGCAATAAACGCATCGCGGAACTCATCGACATGCGCCTGATTTAGTTCGCGAACGTTGTAACCTTCTTCCGCATAAATTGAGGCGATCGGGACGTTATAGGTTTTACGGGTAGTTAACCCGGATTCTTTATCGTTATAGAGCTGGCCTAAGCTGGGCATATGGTCACCTTTTTGAATTAGGGAGTGCTTCGCTATGCGCCCCACCTGGAGGCGCATAAAACAACACACGAGATAGATGGGTTAGATAGAGCCTTCGTAGATAGGCAGGTCTTCACCGAGTTGGTTTTCCATATCGGTTACGACCTCCTGGAAGGCGTGCTCAATGATTTTTTTCGGCTCGATCAGCTCATACCAGAGGACCAGCTGACCGTCGCGCAGGCGGTAGCGAATTCGCGCATCAATCTGGTACGGTGCGCCATTATGGAAAGGCGCGATTGCCAGGCTGATTTTTTCCGGGATTTTGGTATTGCCTGAGCCGGATTTATCATCGCTGTACTGGAACTGACAGGTTCCGTCCTGCAGGCGCTTAACCGACTTGAACTCAACTTTCCTTGTCTCCTGGAAGGCGAGTACCATTTCCAGGAGATCGGTACCGGACGGGCCTTTATAGTTATCGCTAATCGGCGCGATGTTCTGGATGTTGTTTTCCAGAAACTCGGCGAAGTCGATCTGATTCATCTTGTTACCATCAGACCCCACCCATGCTTTCCAGTCATCAGAGAAAGGACAGTCATAAACTGCTTTGTGCATTCCCCAGTGTGGGTTATCGGCGTCCTGGTGGAAGTCCAGCACCGCGACGATCCGGGTTTTTGTCTTGTCGGCGAAAACAACAGAACGCGTATCACGGAATCGCTGGATATATGCGATTAGCGAACCGGGGGAAATCAGGTTTGTATTCTGGCGAATACGAGACGGGGCAATCTGGAGGCTTTCGAGCGATTTGATATCGAAGCCATCCGGGACGACGACAGACGGGATGTCGGTATTAGTTTTCAGCGTTGCAGCAACCAGATCGCGGATGTCGTGCACGGCAGAGCCTTCAATTTGAGACATTGAATAATTCCTTTATAGAGGTGTGTTGAAAAACAGGGTGGGATTACTGAGCCAGCTTAATAGGCGCAGCTTGCGGTGCTTGTTCGATAACTTTCAAATCCATCTGAACTTGCGCCGGGTCATCACGCAGCAGATCGCCATCAGCGGTAGAGAACATGATGGTATCGGCGCGGTCCAGTTCCGGGATAGTGCGGGTTACTTTTGGCGTGACCTTCATTGTGTTTTCGTCACGGGTATTCAGCATTGAACAGTTAAGGGTAAGGGTCACAGCTCCCTTTTTACCCGTTTCACGTACAGCCTTGATGACTTCGGCCAGCGCTTCGGTCAGCTCGGCATCGAGAGTGCCTTTGTTGATGTACGCCAGCTGCTGGCTAAACGGCGTGGTATTTTTGGTTTCGGACATAATTATCTCCAGTTATCAGCAAGGATCGCCTTTCTGGGTAAGAAGCCTGTACAGCCAGCTCTGCCGCCAGAAGCGAACGAATGATTTAGGGTTGCGAACAGCCTGCACACCACGAGGGACGCGCATCAGATCGCCGTAAGGTAAATTAACGTTACGGAAGGTCATATAAATCACCGATTAATTAGGTATCCGGCAGGAGTTGAACCCGCGCTGGGTTGGGCAGCCCAGCCAACACCGGGAGCGGACACATAGAAGAAAAAGGGCGGTTATTTGCTTTTGCAAATATGTCAGTGCTAAAATTGAACAGGACGTGATGGCTTAGCCATTGAAAAAAACAAAAAAAACCACCCACACCAGGTGGTTTTTTTGTTTCTGAAAGAGTAATATTTTTCTCGGATGTGACGACTAGTGCTTCTGAAAAGGTGAGCCATAAGCGGAGTCCCAACACGCAAATTGTTTACGAACATTTCCGAGTTGGAATATGACAGCTTCATGAAAAAGTCCCAGCTCCCTTGGGTGGTGCCTTGGGAGGCCTTTGCACTAGTAAGGTTAAGCCATCACGTCCAATGGTGGGCTTGGTATCTATTTTGGGTTATTCACAGGCGATGGATATTTATCCCCTTACTCCTCATGCGGTAGGTAACTGCTCATAGGAGTTTAGGTTATGACGGTCTTGATACTAAAAGCACTGTTCATTGCGATTCAAATCGCATTACTCGTTCTCGAAGCGCAGTAATCCATGGAAGGGGGGCTTGCTCCCCGACCTTAAATTTAATCCCTCTATTTTTTCTTACATTTCATAATGTTAGACCACCATGTTTCGTTAGTGTCCTAATATATTTAATTGATTTAAGCGGGCATTATTACACTCTTTTTCCTCACTATCCTTCCGTGAGAAATTGAACTGTACCAACCTCACCGGTATCCTTAAATCAGTTGGGCGCATGAATGCGGTGTACCCACTTTACTATTTCATAATCGTCACTCCTCTCAGTTGAAGCAGCGCCAACTACCCACCAGTGTTGCCCATTCTCACGCCGTTCTCGCTCTCGCGCGGGGATAACCTCACACCAACCGGATCGCGCCTGGTGCTACGCCACGTTTACGTGTAGGGGTCTAAACAGGTCATTGACGCTGTAAGTGTCCAAATTGTTAAAGAGCTAAGCATTGACGAGGTTGCAGGTTATGCATTTAGTACCTTCGATATTTCCGGGTTAGTTCAAACCTGTTCGCTGTTGCTTACAGGTACATTATGTACCTCATGGGTACACTGTCAAGCACAAAAAAACCTGCCGAAGCAGGTTTAAAATAGTGTCGTTATGCTCTATTTATGTATCGTCTTGGTTTTCCTGAAAAAATAACTGTCCCTATGATTGAGCAATTACCGTTGATTTTGACGTAAGGCTCGGGCCAATTAGGATTCAGTGCCTTGAGAAATTTTTGCCCGCTATCTTCAATCAACCGTTTGAAGGTTGTTTCTCCCGAGTCATGCATGATGGCTATAACATCATCGCCATGAACAGCAGGGACTTCTGGGTCAACAAAAATCATATCACCGGGGCGATATTCACTTATCATTGAATCGCCAATGACACGCAATATGTAGGTCATTGGGCCACAAGGCACTGGGCAGGGATAAGTTTCTGCGCTATTCAAGTCTACCTCAGCATATCCAACTTCCGTCCAAGCTCCTGCCTGCACCCAGGATATGACTGGAACTAAAGTAATGTCTCTATAAGCATCAGAAACATCGTTGCTTTTAGCCACATTCGTAGTCTGATGTTCTTGGTCAAGCCAGCCTAGTGGCAAATCAAAGCACTTTTCAATATGGCGCGCCATTGCGTCGCCAATATTTTTGGTTGCTCCATCCCCCATAAATCGGCTGGTTTGAGTCGGCTCACGATCAATCATCGTGGCAAAAAACGAATTTCCGCCAACACCGTCTCTCAATTTTCTGGCGTTTATGCGCCTGATTTCTTGAATTGTTTTCATGTTTTCATTAAACATCCTGTACCTTTTCGGTACAAGTACCTTGCAGGTTCATTGTTTTCATGTAGTATGTACTCAGGAGGTACATATTCCATGAAAGATTATTGGGATTCTTTAACTAAAGAGCAGCAGTGCAAGCTTGCCAATAGCGTTGGCTCAACGCCTGGTTACTTACGCTTAGTGTTCAATGGGTACAAAAAGGCCGGTTTTTCTTTGGCTACAAGATTAGAAAACATCACTCTTGGTGAGATTAAAAAATCTGAACTCCGGCCTGACATCTATCCAAAACAGTAACAAATCTGATGTTTTTTGAAACCACAGCTAATCGAGGTCAACCGTGGGTAATCAACCTGATTGGAAAGTCGAGAAACAGCCAGCCTGGCTGGTGGCCGCAATCAAAAAGACGATCGCGGAATTACCTGGCGGGTATGCAGAAGCAGCCGAATGGCTTGATGTGACTGAGAACTCCTTGTTCAACCGTCTGCGTACTGATGGCGATCAGGTATTCCCGTTTGGGTGGGCAATGGTTCTCCAGCGCGCTGGTGGTTCACACCATATCGCGAATGCTATTGCGAAAGCCTCTGGAGGAGTTTTCGTACCGCTTACCGATGTTGAAGATGTCGATAACGGGGATATCAACCAAAGACTGATGGAGTCGGTTGAGTGGATAGGAAAACACTCTCAATACCTTCGGAAGGCAACCGCTGACGGCGTAATAGATCGCGATGAACGCGCTCAAATTGAAGCGAACAGTTACCAGGTCATGGCTAAGTGGCAGGAGCATTTAGCGCTGCTTTTCATGGTCTTTTGCTCCCCTGACGACATTCCAAATGGACCTTCAAATTCAGGGTAATTAACTCTGTGAGGCTCACCACGCAAGCAGGAGGGCCAATGTACCAGGACGAATATTTCCACGTGACTATGCCCACGGTTTTTGCTCGTGAGGACGCCCCGTGGATTAAAGAGCAGTTGGCAACACTCCCGGCAGGTATGCGGGAAAAAATCGCGATGGCGTATGCGCAGGCGTACCAGGAAGCGTTCGATGCAGAGCCGGTGTCATTCCGGCAGCAGAACGCCGCACGACGGACGGCAAACCGCCGATTGCGAGAGTTTTGCACGAGGTATACCCCAGCGGTTAGGGGATATACGTCGCTCCCACCAAGGGTTTGATTTTCTGAATCCGGGTTGGGGGAAAGGGGGCGGTGTTGGGTTTTAGCCCGAAGGGCTGGAACAGCTTTACCAGAAGAGAACGATCTAACAGATAGATCACTGTATGGGGTTGAAAACGTCGCTTGGAAGTTCAGACGTTTAGACATCCAAAAGGAGCCAAAATGATTTATTCAGACGCTAACGAAAAATGGACCCCCGTTCCGGTGGAGCCGTATTCCAAAGCCTACGAAGTCAGCAACCTCGGACGGGTACGCAGTATTCCGCGCCTGGCTAACTCTGAATATTTTATTCGACACATTCACGGCGGTTTTCTTAAAGGCCGCCAGCGCAAAGACGGGACCAAAACCGTTACGTTGTCGGTTCAGCGTCAGCGCACTAAGTTTGTCATCGCCGAGCTGGTGGCTATGGCCTTCGGGGAGGTTACTACTAATGCTTAACATCCAGCCCCGCGAAAAACAGGTAGTCGCGTTAAACATGCTGCGCAGCGCCTGGAAACAGAATAACTCCTTCATGCTCTACGCCCCTGTAGGGTTCGGCAAAACAGCAATAGCCGCGCTGATCACTGATGGCTTTGTAAGCCGTGAAATGCGCGTAATGTTTGTGGCTCCGTATACGGTTCTTCTGGACCAGACCGCAGCCCGATTCATGGAATACGGCCTTCCTGGCGAAGAAATCAGTTATGTCTGGCGTGATCACCCGTCATACAACCCCACAGCTCTGATCCAGATTGCCAGTGCGGATACACTGATTCGCCGTGAGTTCCCGGACAATATCGACCTGTTGATCGTTGATGAAGCCCACCTGAAGCGCAAAAAACTGCTGGAGGTTATCGACAATCTCACTCGCAACACAGCAACGAAGGTAATCGGCCTTTCCGGTACGCCTTTCGCTAAGTTCCTGGGCAATTACTACCAGCGTCTGATTAAGCCAACGACCATGAAGGAACTGATCGCCATTGGTGCATTGAGCAAATATGAGTTCTATGCACCGTCGCATCCTGATCTGTCCAAAGTGGAAACGTCATACGTAGCAGGCTATGGCAGCGACTACAAAGAAAACCAGCTCAGCCAGGTAATGAGCGAAGCCAAGCTGGTAGGCGACATCGTGAAAAACTGGCTGGAGAATGGCGAAGACCGCCCGACGATTTGTTTTTGCGTAGATGTCGCTCACGCCAATTTTGTCACGGTTGAATTTGCCAGCGCTGGCGTGACGGTTGAAGTTATGACAGCCAGCACACCGCACGACGAACGGCAGCTCACGATCCGCCGCTTCGAACAGGGCATAACCAAAATCATCATTAACGTTGGTGTTCTGGTAGCCGGTTTTGATAGTGATGTTCGCTGCATTATCTTCGCCCGGCCAACAAAAAGCGAAATGCGCTGGATTCAGATACTTGGGCGTGGCCTGCGTGCCGCTCCTGGTAAAGATCACTGCCTCATCTTCGACCACACAGGCACGGTTAATAAGCTGGGCTATCCCGACGATATTGAATACGACTATCTCCCTTCATCGTCTGACGGCATGGAAGAAGCACCGCAGAGAGCCGTAAAGACCGATGAAGCAGAAAAGCTGCCGAAAGAATGCAGCCAGTGCCACTTCGTCAAACCTGCCGGGATATACATCTGCCCGAAATGTGGTTTTAAACCGCTCGCCGGGGAAGACGTGGAAACAGATAAATCCCGTGGGCTGAAAAAGGTAAGCAAAGCAGAAGTCAAATATACCGCTGAGCAGAAGCAATCCTGGTGGTCTCAGATTCTTTTTTACCAGCGCACCCGCGCAGCGCAGGGACGCCCGGTCAGTGATGGCTGGTGTGCGCATACCTACAAACAAAAATTCTCTGTATGGCCACGGGGGCTACATCACACCCCGCAGCAAATCACACCGGAAGTAACGAATTTCATCAAATCAAAACAGATCGCCTTTGCGAAGAGAAAAGAGAAAGAAGGAGATGCCGCATGAATACCAAACAAGCTGCGATTGGTCGCTGGGCGGAAATATTTAAACACTATGGTCTCCCTGGTATCACCGGGAAAAACCATCTCAAGGGGGAATGTCCTCTGTGTGGCCGTACCGGAAAATTCCGCTGCGACAATAAAAACGGCACCGGCTCATACATCTGCGTGTGTGGATCTGGTGATGGCTGGGCCTTGTTGACCGCTAAGACTGGCAAAGAGTTTAAGGTTCTGGCCTCAGAAATAGACCGCCTGATCGGCAACGAGTACACCTCAGACCGCACCAGAGTAAATCCGGTACGTACATCGCTGGCGCAACAGCGTGAAAAGGTCAGTCGTAAGTTTGCAAAGCTCACCCCTCTGCGCGGAACCGGGGCAGATAGTTACCTGAAAGGGAGGGGTATCAATTCCCTGCCTTCTGAGAGCATCAGATTCTGCGATAAGCAGCCAGTAGACGGGAAAAACCTGCAGGCTATTTATGCATTGGCAACTGATGACCGTGGCGAACTGTGTTACCTGCACCGCACCTTGCTTGATGGTGATAAAAAGGCGCAAACAGGTGGCGCAGCCAAAAAGATGATGAAGCTGCAGGAAGATAGTTATCTGGAATTTGCTAAGTCTGTTGCTATCCGCATGTTCCCTACGTCCTCCACGCTGGGTATTGCAGAAGGTATCGAAACGGCGCTGGCCTGCCATCAGATCACTAAGTGCAATACCTGGGCGACGATGAACACTGCATTCATGAAGAAGTTCCGTGTTCCTGCTGGCGTAAAGAACCTCATTATTTTTGCAGACTCAGATGCAAACGCTGCTGGGCATGCCGCCGCTTTTGAATGCGCTGCGGCGAATCTGCACGCGAAGAATGATCTGGAAAGTGTCACCGTGCGCTGGCCTGCGCAGGGTGATTTTAATGATCTGCTGCTTAACGGTTCAGAAGTATTCGAGTGGGTATTTCACCGGGGGATGAAACAGTGAAGAAACCAGCGGCTGCAAAGGTGAAAACGTACAAACCGAAGAAGTGCGCCAGCTGTGGTGAAACCTTCACTCCGGCCCGCAACCTGCAAAAGGTTTGTGGCCCGCTCTGTGCTATAGCCCACAACAGGGCGCTGAAACAAAAAAAAGCGGAGGCGGAACAGAAGGACAAGCTGAAGATGCGCAAAAAGGCTCTGCTTACCCGTGGCGACTACATCAAAAAAGCCCAGTCAGCCTTTAATGCCTTTATCCGTGAACGCGACGAGGGGAAACCATGCCCATCATGTGGCACTTATCACCCACCTATGATCTTTGGCGGCCAGTGGGATTGCGGTCATTTCATGGGGGTAGGTGCTCGTCCTGAATTGCGCTTTGAAGAGAAGAATGCTTACCGGCAGTGCAAAGCCTGTAATGGTGGATCGGGTCGGTTCGCTGCAAAGAATGCCACTGTACATGCCCGCTACAGGGAGACGCTGATCGAGTGGTATGGATTGCCGCTGGTGGAATGGCTGGAAGGCCCACACGAAGCGAAGCATTACTCAAAAGAAGACCTGGAAAACATAGCGGCTAAATACCGCCGTAAAACTCGCGAACTGAAAAAGCAGAGGGCCGCATGAATTACGATCTCATCTACTGTGATCCGCCGTGGGAATACGGCAACCGAATTAGCAACGGCGCAGCCTGTAATCATTACAGCACAATGAGCATTGAAGACCTGAAACGGCTCCCTGTCTGGTCTCTGGCTGCTGATAACGCCGTACTGGCGATGTGGTATACGGGGACCCATAACCGCGAGGCTGTAGAACTGGCTGAATCATGGGGTTTCCGGGTCAGAACAATGAAAGGCTTTACCTGGGTAAAACTGAATCAGAACGCCGCTGACCGCTTCAACAAGGCACTAAACGCCGGAAAGCTGGTGGACTTCAATGATCTTCTTGAGATGCTGGACCGTGAGACGCGCATGAACGGCGGCAATCATACCCGGAGCAATACAGAAGATGTCCTGATAGCGACCAGGGGAACCGGACTAACCCGCGCCAGCGCATCGGTAAAACAGGTTGTTCACACCTGCCTCGGTGAGCACAGCGCTAAACCGTGGGAAGTAAGGAACCGACTGGAGCAATTATACGGTGATGTGAAACGGATCGAACTATTCGCTCGGGAAGAGTGGAAAGGATGGGACCGCTGGGGAAATCAATGCAACAACAGTATCGAAATTATTACCGGACTGATTAAAGAGGTGAACCATGCAGCGTGATATTCAACTGGTACTCGAACGGTGGGGAACCTGGGCTATTAGTGAAGGCTCTCAGGTTGACTGGTCACCAATTGCAGCGGGTTTTAAAGGCCTCCTGTTAAATACCTCAAAGTCGCGCGAGTCATGTTGTGACAATGATGGCCTTATTGTAGACGCTGCCGTAGGAATGCTTAAACGAGCTGGCCGGGATGATGAGTTAAATCTGGTGATGTTGCATTACATGCATAACGTTTCTAAATCGACTATTGCCCGCTGGGAAAAATGTTCAGAGGGAAAAATACGTAACAGGTTAATGATAGCCGAAACGTTTATTGATGCCTGCATCATTATGAGTGGTGCCAGATTAGAAATGGATGATTGGGCCCATAAAAAAGAAGTAGAGAAAGTTGCATAAAAGTCTATTCGTTACGAATTTTATATATTAATATGTTAAGAGTGGTCACTTAGACACGAACTTAAATATTACAGAACCTCGCCAATTGGCGGGGTTTTTTCATTTCAGGCCCTGACTAAAAGTTGCAGATTAACCGTGAAATGCATGAGCCTGCGGCCTGAATTCTTTCCCCTCGTTCTGAGAGGATTCACAGCAATAGAGGGGGACCGATGTCCGAACCAATAACCGGCACAGGCTTAGCTGGTGGCGCTTTAACTGGGGCGAGTGTTTACGGGCTATTAACCGGTACAGACTACGGTGTTGTGTTCGGGGCATTTGCTGGTTCCGTCTTTTATATAGCGACAGCGGCCGATTTGAGCGCCCCACGACGGATGGCATATTTCGTTGTGTCCTATATCGCTGGAGTTCTGTGCTCCGGGCTGGTCGGTTCTAAGTTATCCGACCTGACCGGGTACAACGATAAGCCTCTGGATGCAATTGGTGCCGTAATCATTTCGGCATTGGCCGTAAAAATACTCACTTTCCTGAACAATCAGGATATTGGCTCGCTGGTGGCGCTAATAACGCGCCGGGGAGGTTCCGGTGGTACTAAATGATCCAACTGCAACCATCAATGCGCTGTTATGTGCTGGTGTCGTTGTTACGTTGATGTTCTATCGCCGCAGAGACTCACGTCATCGTAAGTGGGTGTCGCGGCTGGCATGGCTGATAACAGTGATATACAGCTCTGTGCCGTTGGCGTATCTGTGCGGCATCTATCCCTATTCATCATGGCCCACCATTGCGGCCAATATCATGATCCTTGTTGTGCTGCTGAGCGTAAGAGGCAATGTAGCGCGGCTGGTTGATGCACTGAGGCACTAATGAATCAAACACAATTCCAGAAGGCGTCTGGTATCAGCGCCGGGTTAGCTGCGCGCTGGTATCCGCATATTACAGCGGCGATGAAAGAGTTTGGCATCACTTCCGCTATCGACCAGGCAATGTTCATTGCTCAGTGCGGACATGAAAGCCTCGGGTTTAACAGGGTAGTGGAGAATTTCAACTACAGTATCGCCGGGCTTGCTGATTTTGTTCGTTACGGCAGGTTAACGCAGGATCAGGCCAATTCCCTCGGGCGCAGCCAGTCGGAAACTGTGTTACCTCTGGAGCGCCAGCGGGCTATCGCCAACATTGTCTATAGCAAGCGGTTGGGTAACAGCAGGGCAACTGATGGATGGGTTTATAGGGGGCGCGGACTAATTCAAATAACCGGACTTTCTAATTACCGGGACTGCGGAAACGGGCTGAAGGTTGATCTGGTGGCACAGCCAGAATTACTGGAGCAGTCCTCTTACGCGGCCCGCAGTGCAGCGTGGTTCTATGTCTCAAAAGGTTGCTTGAAATATCCGGGTGATCTTGTCCGGGTCACGCAGATTATCAACGGCGGACAAAACGGGATAAATAACCGGCGAGTTCGCTTCCTGAAGGCAAAATCGGTGCTGGTGGTGTGATTATGGGAATCGAAGCTATCGCGGGGCTGGTGGTTGTCATCCTGGCTGCTATCGCTGGCGCATTCGGCATTGGTCATGCTCGCGGGACCAGTAAGGCGGAAGCCAAAGCCGCTAAGCAGCGTACCGAAGAGAACGCCGCCGCCACCGTCGCCGCGGCAGAACGTAAGGCGGAAGTTGTGAAAGGGACCAGTGATGTACAGCAGACTGTTAGCCATATGCCTGATGACGATGTTGATCGGGAGCTGCGCGAGCACTTTACCCGCCCCGGTAGTCGTTGATACGGCCTGCAGTTGGGTGCGGATCATTTACCTGACTGACCACGATATCGACGTGCTGGATAAGCAGACCAAGCGCGACATTCTGGCGCACAACAAATCAGTGCGGGCTAATTGCTCAAACCATCAGTAAATCTATCACACTAGATAACATAGAATGTACATAAATATCAGATGGTTGCGTTAGCGGGTTGTCATCTTTCTTTACAAGTACGGCATGGTTGATTAAAGTTTCCTTACATTTCACATAGCAAAGGAAACTGCATTGATGGCAGATGCAGATAGCTCTTCCACGGCAGCACAAGTTGCCAAAGTTTTTTTGGATGCAACGTTACAATTTTATGATAAAGCGCCGATTATCGCGAGCATCGGCTATCTATTTATCGCTAGCGCTCTACCATTGTTTTTGTTACTGCGATTTGCTGCTAGGATGAAGCAGCTCGATAATCAGAAAGTAATTGCGTTGTTTGAGCGTGAGATAAGTAAAACATCTGCTTCTAAGGAGAGCGGTCAGCAAGCAGGTGTTACGGCTACGCCACCACAAGCGTGAGGATGATATGGAAATAGTGATTCCAGTAGCTATGATATTTTTAGTTGTTTTTCAAGTGGTTAGTTATGCAAGGGTCGTGTTTCTACGTAGACACTTGATGAAGCCGCTGGTTGAGCGTTATCTGCTACGGCAAGACGCATCTAACATACAGAAGCGTTTGGCTGTCGAGGCGTTCAAAGATGCTCTATCCATTTCTTTGCCAATTAAGTTGCTCATAGGGCATAAGGCTAGAGAGAGAGAGCAGGCAGGTAACGTATTAAAAACTAAGGAAGATTCCGCGTTTATGGCTCATTGCATGCAAGAAAATCCTGCAAATGAAGCTTTAGCTGAATTGATCTCCCTTATGTTTAGCTTGAACGTGAAGTTCAACATAGTTCTGCATTTTGTATGCCTTCTTTTCCGAGTCAAATGGAGAAGCCTCACAGATATTCGCGAAGTAAGGAATAGTGTGGGTAATGCCTATGTCGACCTGAAACATCAACATAGCTAGCTACAAGATGAATAAAAAAGCCACCTTCGGGTGGCTTTTTTAATGGTGTTACAGGAGCCATTCTGCCGAGTGGCTTCGATAATGCTCCCCACATCGCACAGAGGTAAGACATGTCAGAGATCACCGCATCCGAGCAAATCCGCCTGGATATCATCAAGAAAGTTAACTACGACACCGCAGCGGCCAAGCTGGCCATTGACTGGGTAGGCGACAGCTATCTGAAGTCTGAGCTATTCGCAGACTCCTTTGATCGTGTTTTCACGGAAAGCGAGATTGTCTCGAAGACCCGTAAAGCGATTCAGGAAGCGACTGAGGCACTTGCCCTTTTTGATACCGGCGTAGAGCAGGCGAGCTAAGGCATTACAACAGGCATTCGCGGAGTGCCTGTGATAATGATAAATTACTTACTCACACCTTTTGTGAGGTAAGAGAAATGAAGCATCTTGTACATTCTTTTTTATCTGTATCATCTGACGGTGCAACTATTAAGTACGAAATATATTCTCAAGATCAGGAATTAGGACATTTAAAGAAGATCCCAGAGGGTAGTTGTCAGATCATAAAGTCGATATATCAAAAGGATAGTAATAGTTTTAAGTTAATAGAATTAAACGTAAATGTTGAGGATTTATTTAAGGCAAATCAACCCAAGCCAAATACTTGGTACTCGGATGGGCAAGACCGTGTAAATCTCGACATGCTTATCAATTATCTTGATAACTTAAAATAATTGAAAGCTGAAATCATTTAGACCTCGAATCCCGAGGTCTTTTTTTTTGGAGGTTTTATGCGCCTGACTGTTCTCAGTAACGACCCAGGTGAACGTATATGGCCTAGCCGTGAACGCATAACGGTGTACCTCAACGGTGTCGAGGTCAAGTACGTTTTTACCGCCGATGATCAGAAGGGCGAAGTTATCGCTGCTACGCTCGACTGTCTTGGCAACCTCATAGCCGAGAATGGCGAGATTAAGCGCCAGAAGCTGTTAGGTCAGGTGAGGATAGAGCGATGCCCGCGCTAATACCCCGCGCCTGCCGTAAGCGTGGATGTCCTGGAACTACCACAGACCGCTCAGGCTACTGCGAGAAGCACCGCAACGAAGGATGGCAACAGCATCAACAGGGAAAGAGTCGCCACGAGCGTGGCTACGGTAGCCAGTGGGATATCAGGCGTGCACGCATCCTGAAACGCGACAACCATTTGTGCCAGAACTGCCTACGCAGCGGGCGAGCTGTCGCAGCAAAGACGGTTGACCACATCAAGCCCAAGGCTCATGGGGGTACCGATGACGATTCGAACCTCGAAAGCCTGTGCTGGCCCTGCCATCGAACGAAAACCGGGCGCGAACGCATCAAATGATATCGATTATCATTTGAGCCGTGGCAGAGGGGGCGGGGTCAAATCCCTGACGGCAAAGGCCAAAAGGACCGCCGCCTCAGTCAATTTTTTATACCCGCGAAAAATGAAATTTAACCAGGAGTAACGCTTATGGCTGGAACGGCGGGGCGTTCCGGGCGTAGACCAAAGCCAACGGCGCGCAAGGAGCTGGCCGGAAACCCCGGCAAGCGAGCCCTGAATAAAGAAGAACCAGTATTCACCCCCATCAATGGCGTAGCACCTCCGGACTGGTTTGCCGAAGAGGAACTCCCGTTAGCATCCATCATGTGGGAGCTGACGACCAAAGAATTATGCGGACAGGGCTTGCTCTGCGTGACCGATCTTGCAGTACTGGAGCGCTGGTGCGTTGCCTATGAGTTCTGGCGCAGGGCGGTAAAAAATATTGCTGTTGATGGTTTATCCATCACTGGCGCAATGGGCGGGAAAATTAAAAACCCTGAACTTACGGCTAAAAAAGAACAGGAATCGGAAATGAGTTCTACCGGTTCAATGTTGGGGCTGGACCCCAGCAGCCGACAGCGCCTGGTCGGTCTGGCCGGGAAGAAAAAGAACGAAAACCCATTCCTGAAGATGATCACGCCATGAGCCGAAAAGCCTATCCAAACGTTAACGCTGCAAATCAGTACGCAAGGCATGTTGTCGCCGGAAAGATTCCGGCATGCCAGTATGTCATTGATGCCTGCCAGCGACATATCGACGATTTGTCAAAATCGCAGGGAAAGAAATTTCGATACCGCTTTGATAAAGACCTTGCTGAGCGTGCCGCACGGTTTATTCAACTTCTCCCGCACACCAAAGGTGAATGGGCATTTAAAAGGATGCCTATTACCCTTGAACCCTGGCAATTATTTATTATTTGCTGCGCTTTTGGATGGGTTCATAAAGGCAGCAGGCTGCGCCGATTCAGAGAGGTCTATACAGAAATCCCCAGGAAAAACGGGAAGTCAGCGATAAGCGCCGGTGTGGCGCTTTTTTGTTTCACCTGTGATGGTGAATTTGGTGCGGAGGTGTATTCCGGTGCAACCACTGAAAAGCAGGCATGGGAAGTATTTCGACCTGCGCGGCTGATGTGCAAACGCACGCCACTACTCGTTGAAGCCTTTGGAATAGAGGTTAACGCCAAGAACCTTAGCCGTCCTGAAGATGGCGCCAGATTTGAACCGCTGATCGGTAATCCTGGTGACGGGCAGTCACCGCATTGCGCTATTGTTGATGAATATCACGAGCACGAAAGCGATGCGCTGTATACCACAATGATCACCGGCATGGGGGCCCGCAGACAGCCGATTATGTGGGCTATAACCACTGCTGGTTATAACATTGAGGGGCCTTGCTACGATAAGCGTCGTGAAGTTATCGAAATGCTGAACGGAACCGTGCCGAATGATGAGCTTTTTGGCGTCATTTACACCGTTGATGAGGGTGATGACTGGACTGATCCCGCTGTTCTTCACAAAGCCAATCCTAATATGGGGGTGTCGGTTTACTCGGATTTCCTCTTAAGCCAGCAAAGCAGGGCCAAAAATAATCCCCGCATGGCCGGGATATTCAAAACGAAACACCTGAATATCTGGGTCGCCGCACGTGCTGCTTATTTCAACCTGTTAAGCTGGCGAAAATGTGAGGATGAGACGCTCACCATTGAGCAGTTTGAAGGACAGCCCTGCATTCTGTCTTTTGACCTTGCGCGCAAGCTGGATATGAACTCTAAGGTTCGGCTATTTACCCGTGAAATAGATGGGAAACGGCATTATTACTGTATATCTCCGCGCTTCTATGTTCCGTATGACACCGTATACAGCAACGATGTTGACGATCACCGCACCGCTGAGCGTTACCGTAAATGGGTTGAAGCAGGATATATCACCGTGACTGATGGTGCGGAAATTGATTACCGAGTAATACTTGAAGATGCCAAGCGTGATAATCAGCAAACTCCTGTTGAACAAAGCCCAATTGACCCGCACGGTGCAACAAACCTTTCTCATCAGCTTGCTGATGAACAGCTCAACCCTATAACCATTATCCAGAACTACACCAACATGTCTGACCCGATGAAAGAGCTTGAGGCCGCTGTAGAGTCCGGTCGATTTCATCATGACGGTAATCCGATAATGACCTGGTGTATTTCAAACGTGGTGGGTAAGCACCTGCCTGGAAATGATGATGTTGTTCGGCCAATTAAAGAGCAAAACGAAAATAAAATAGATGGGGCTGTTGCTCTGATTATGGCGATTGGACGGGCAATGTTATTTGAAAAGGAAGAAACCCTTTCAAATCATCTAGAAAGCTATGGCGTGCGCTCACTTTAAGAGGCAATTATGATCCTGATGATACTCGCGCCACTTGTTGGTGTGCTGGGGGCTATTCTGCTCTCATTCGGTGCCTGGGTTATTTACCCCCCTGCTGGCTACATTACTGGCGGTATTCTGTGCCTGCTCTGGTCATGGCTTGTATCCCGCTCCCTTTCCGGTAACTGGAAAATTGAATCCGGGGAGGGTGGCTAATGTTTTTCCCCGGAATGTTTACGAAAAGCACCGCATCGGTCACGACGCCAGCGGAACTGGCGGAAGCTGTAGGGATGACTTACGACACCTACACTGGAAAGCGCGTTAGCAGCCAGAAAGCGATGCGACTTACAGCAGTCTTTGGTTGCATAAGAGTTCTGGCTGAGTCTATGGGGATGCTTCCCTGCAACCTGTACAAAATCACTGGTAACAGCAAGCAAAAAGCGACCTCTGAAAGGCTGCATAAATTACTGACCATGAAGCCAAATGACTATATGACCCCCCAGGAGTTCTGGGAGCTGGTCATTGTGTGTCTTTGCCTGCGCGGTAATTTTTATGCCTACAAGGTCAAAGCGCTGGGTGAGGTGGTCGAGCTTTTACCCATTGATCCGGGCTGCGTTGACCCTAAGCTTAACAGTCAGTGGCAACCGGTATATCAGGTCACGTTCCCTGATGGTTCTACGGATGTGCTGGGTCAGGATGATATCTGGCACGTCAGGACGTTGACCTTTGACGGGCTGGTGGGCCTGAACCCAATCGCATACGCAAGGGAGGCCATTTCTTTGGGTATGGCGACAGAAGAACACGGCGCCCGATTGTTCGCAAATGGTGCGGTCACTTCTGGCGTTCTCCGTACTGAGCAAACGCTGACTGATGCAGCCTATGAACGGCTGAGAAAAGATTTTGAGGATCGCCACCTTGGGCTCAGCAATGCGCATCGTCCGATGATTCTTGAAATGGGCCTTGACTGGAAGTCGATGGGACTCAACGCCGAAGACAGCCAGTTTCTTGAGACCAGAAAATTTCAGCTGGAGGAAGTTTGCCGCCTGTACAGGGTGCCGATGCATATGGTGCAGAACACTGACCGCGCCACCTTCAACAATATTGAAAACCTTGGCATTGGCTTCATCAACTATTCACTCGTTCCGTACATGACCCGTATTGAGCAGCGAATCAACGTGGGGCTGGTGAAGGAATCGAAGCAGGGCACCTATTATGCCAAGTTTAATGCCGGTGCTTTGCTGCGTGGGGATATGAAATCACGATTTGAATCGTATTCGACCGGTATTAACTGGGGTATTTACTCACCAAATGACTGCCGTGAACTGGAAGATATGAACCCGCGCTCTGGCGGTGACGTTTATCTGACGCCGATGAATATGACGACCAAGCCGTCTGACAGCAATAAGAGCAAAACAACCGAGGAACAACATGATGCCGATGACTAAACAGCGGCTGGATTTTCCGCTGAAGCTAAAGTCTGTCAGCGACAGCGGGGAATTTGAAGGCTATGGCTCTGTGTTTGGCGTTAAGGACAGTTACGACGATGTAGTTGTTCCCGGCGCTTTCAGTAAATCGCTTCAGTCATGGCGGGAGAAAAACGCGCTGCCAGCTATGCTCTGGCAGCATCAGATGGATGAACCTATCGGTGTTTATACCGAAATGAAAGAGGATGACGTCGGCTTATATGTCAAAGGCCGGTTACTCATTGATGATGATCCTCTTTCAAAGCGAGCGCATGCCCACATGAAGGCCGGTTCTTTAACCGGCCTTTCTATTGGTTACATGCTCAAAGACTGGGAATACGACCGCGAGAAAGGCGTGTTTCTCCTCAAGGAGATCGACCTTTGGGAGGTCAGCCCCGTAACGTTTCCGTCGAATGACGAGGCGCGGGTCAGTGATGTTAAAAGCGCGTTTGCCCGTGGCGAAACACCATCCCAGAAAAGTATTGAACGGGTCCTGCTCGATGTTGGGCTCTCCCGCACCCAGGCCAAAGCATTCATGGCCGGGGGCTATGGCAACCTCTCTCAGCGTGACGCTGATGGTGTGGATGCCGCACTGGATGCACTGAAAAACATCAAATTTTAATCAGGAGTTGAATTATGGCAGTCGAAATTAAAGACGTTGAGCAGGTCGCGCAGGATTTGCAGCAAAAATTCGATGATTTTAAAGCGAAAAATGATAAGCGCATTGACGCTATCGAAGCTGAAAAAGGCAAGCTGGCCGGAGAAGTTGAAACACTTAACGGCAAGCTGACCGAGCTGGATCAGCTTAAAACCGCGCTGGAGGATGAGCTTAAACAGGTTAAACGTCCAGCTGGTGGCACTCTAAGCAAGGCCGCAACCGAGCACAAAACCGCTTTCATCGACTTTATGCGCAAGGGTAAGGATGACGGACTGCGTGATTTGGAGCGTAAAGCCCTGCAGGTTGGCGTGGATGAAGACGGCGGATATGCTGTCCCGGAAGAGCTGGACCGCACCATTCTTAATCTTCTGAAAGATGAAGTAGTGATGCGCCAGGAGGCCACAACTATCACTGTTGGCGGTGCCAACTATAAAAAGCTGGTTAACCTTGGCGGCACCGCTTCCGGCTGGGTCGGTGAAACCGATCCCCGTCCGGCTACTGATGCGTCTAAACTCGGTCAGATTGAACCGTTCATGGGTGAAATCTACGGAAACCCTCAGGCAACCCAAACGATGCTGGATGATGCCTTCTTCAATGTAGAGGACTGGATCAACAGCGAACTGGCGGTTGAGTTCTCCGAACAGGAAGAAATCGCTTTCACCAGCGGCAACGGTACGAAAAAACCGAAAGGCTTTCTGGCCTACGCCTCCACTCTGGAGGACGATAAAACCCGTGCCTTTGGCACGCTGCAGCACATTCTTTCCGGTGCGGCGGCTGGTGTGACTGCCGATGCGATTATCAAACTGGTCTACACCCTGCGCAAGGTGCACCGCAACGGTGCTAAGTTCATGATGAACAACAACAGCCTGTTTGCCGTTCGCATTCTGAAGGACTCCGAGGGTAACTATCTCTGGCGTCCGGGCCTTGAGCTGGGCCAACCCTCCTCTCTGGCAGGATATGGTGTTGCTGAGAATGAGCAAATGCCGGATATCGCAGCAGATGCGAAAGCCATTGCGTTCGGTAACTTTAAACGTGGCTATACCATCGTTGATCGCATTGGTACCCGCATCCTCCGCGACCCGTACACCAACAAACCATTCGTTGGTTTCTACACCACCAAACGTACCGGCGGAATGCTGGCCGATTCTCAGGCCATCAAACTGCTGCAGATCGGTGCTGGCGCATAATCTGATGGGGCTTCGGCCCCATTCTTATGGAGGTCATTATGCTGCTGAAAAAAGACCTGAAATGGTCACCTGATGGCATTCAGATCATAAACATTCCCGCCGGTGAATATGAGGCTGGATCACTTCCTGAGCGCGCTCTTGAGGTTGCTGCTCAAATGGGGATTCTTGACGGCACTGAACAACCGGAAACTGAAACAACTGTTAAGCCTAAAGTCGGTAATAAGCGGGGTGAAGGCAAATGAAGCCCTCTGTAAATGAGCTTCGTTACCAGTGCCGTATCGACAGCGATGACGATACAGAGGATGTGATGTTAACTCTCTACCTCAATGCCTCTTTGAAGCACGCTGAAAAAATCACAAATTGCCGTCTTTATGATAACGCTGTTCCAGACGACGACCCTGACGGGTTGGTAATCGAGGATGATATCAGACTGGCCCTGATGCTGTTGGTTTCGCACTGGTATGAAAACAGGGAGCCTGTTAGTAGCGACAGCGTTAACTCTATTCCGTTCGGTGTTGATGCAATTCTGAAACAGCATCGCAAAATTCCTGGGACTTGAGGTTACAAATGGCCTGTGAAGGGTGCCGCCGTCGGCGTGAATGGTTAAAAAAGTGGTCGAAAATAGCCTATGAACGAACAACTGGTAAACGCGCTGATAGCAGCGCTGAGAGAACAAACAGCAGCACAGCGAGAGCAGACGGAAGCGATAAACCGCCTGGCTGAGTCTAACGTCGCCCTGTCCGATGTGATTATCCAGTCGCTTGCTGGCGATCTCGAAGAGGCGCCAGAGCAGCAAACCTATCTGAGTGGGAAACCAAGGGGGTGATATGCAGGCCGGAAAATTGCGTCACAGGATCACCCTGCAGGAACCGGTCAAAGAACAGAACCCGACAACGGGAGCCGTGATTAATACTTGGCGCGATGTCGCAACCATTTGGGCCGAAGTCGCTGCTTTATCCGCACGTGAGTTTATTGCGGCCCAGGCCTCTCAGGGCGAGGTTACCACCCGGATAACGATTCGTTACCGTGAGGGCGTCACCCGGAAACATCGGATCCTGTTTCGTGGCCGCATCTACAACATTGAGGGCGTTTTACCTGACCCTCGGAGCGGCAGGGAATACCTGACACTGCCATGTTCAGAGGGGGCTAACGATGGCTGATGGCGTGGAAGTAAACCTGACCGGCCTCGATTCCGTCCTGGGAAAACTGGATGCCGTCTCACTGGTCACTCGCGATAAATCCGGTCGTGCAGCGCTGCGTAAAGCGGCGAACGTCATCAGGGACAGAGCGCGCAATAATGCCGCGCGGGTTGATGACCCTCTCACCAAAGAGGCTATCTACAAAAACATTGTGGTCAGCTTCAGCAGCAAGGCGTTTCGCAGAACCGGCGATCCAACGTTTCGTGTCGGGGTGATGGGCGGCGCCAGGCAATACGCCAATACAAAGGCCAACGTCCGAAAAGGCAGGGCGGGTAAAAGTTATAACACTGGCGGAGATAAAGGTAATCCCGGCGGGGATACCTGGTACTGGCGATTCCTGGAGTTCGGCACAGAGCACGCAGCAGCAAAGCCTGTTTTGCGACCGGCGATCAATGGTGTTGATACCGACGTAATTAATATTTTCGCAGCGGAGCTGGAAAAGTCCATTGATCGCGCTGTGCGACGGGCGGCTAAAAAAGGAACTCCGGTATGATTGCTCCAATATTTGCAGTTTGCGCAGCCAGCCAGGCAGTCAGGGATTTGTTAGGCTCTAATCCCGTGAGGCTTTATCCGTTCGGGATGCAGGACGACAATATCGTTTATCCCTATGCAGTCTGGCAAAACATAGGCGGCTCACCTGAAAATTTTCTGAACCAGCGGCCAGATGCGGATCGCTATTCTCTGCAGGTTGATGTCTATGGCGATACTGACACCGACGTGATCGCTGCAGCCCGTGCTTTACGCGACGCAATTGAGGGCAAGGCCTATATCACCCGATGGGGTGAACAAAGCCGCGATCCTGAAACAATGCGATACCGCTATTCCTTCGATGTTGACTGGATAACGACCAGATAACCAACAACCCCAAACTGACCCGCCTTGTGCGGGTTTTTCTTTTATGGAGACAAAACATGTCTGTATTAACGCAAGGCACGCAGTTTTTTGTGCTCAAGTCTGGCGTGGTCAGCGAGGTTGAATGCATCACCAGTTTCAACCCCGGAGGGAACCCTGCCGATCAGATTGAAGATACCTGTCTGAGTGAGCGGGATTCCAGAACCTACAAAAAGGGGCTTAAAACGCCTGCGGCCGCAACCGTCGGGCTTAACGCTGATCCGACGAACGCCAGCCATATTATGTTGCATGGCCTCGCTGAATCGAATGACCAGACGCCGTTAACTTTTGCGGTTGGCTGGTCAGATGGAACCAGTGTCCCGACAGCCGCCGCTCCTGGCGCTGAGGATGCTGTTGATGGCCTGGTGCTGCCATCGGATCGCACCTGGTTCATTTTCCAGGGTTACGTTTCCGACTTCCCGTTTGATTTCCAGGGTAACGCTGTTGTGACGACCTCCGCCACGATCCAGCGGTCTGGCTCTTCCGTATGGGTGCCGAAGGCCGCAGCGTAATTAATATGCCCGGTTATCCGGGCTTTTCTATTCAGGAGCTGAAATGCAACTTACTCTCGATACGTTAAAAGAAACCGGTGCTTTTACCGGGCGTCCCGTGGAAAAAGAAATTAAGTGGAAAGGCCGTGACGGGAAAGAGCATATCGCAACCGTCTATGTGCGCCCGATGGGCTACCACACCACTAAAGCTGAACTGCTGGCGTACAACGGAAAATCTGATCCGGTGGCTGGGCGTATTGCTGCCCATATTTGCGATGAGGAAGGGAAGCAAATCTTTACTGAGGCAGACATTCTCGGAACTGCATCTGAAGACCGTGGCGCGCTCGATGGGCCAATCGTTATTGCTTTGCTGGCCGTCATCCAGGAAGTCAACGATCTGGGAAAGACTACGAACTCACAGGAGAAGACGAGTTCTGGTGTGAGTTAGTCATGAACGGCATCGGCGGGCGGACCATTGCGGAGGCTCAGGAGCGAATGAGCCTTCGTGAGTTTCAGGTGTGGGTAAAGTACCGTAATAAGTATGGTCAGCTTAACGTTATGATGCGAACCGAGTGGGGGGCTTCGCTGGTGGCGTCTGTCCTGGCTAACATCAATAAGGCAAAGAACACGCCTCCGTTCAAGGTAAGTGACTTTGCACCGCACATCAACGAAGCGCCATTATCTCTGGAAGAAGCTATGAAAAGTTGGCATTGATGACTTTTAAATCGCTGCAGTGATCACTATCATCAGTACCACAATAACCACTGGGATAGGGATATGAAGAAAATAGCGATTATGTTATTTGCATTATTGTTAACTGCGTGCGCAGCAAACCCACCTAGCCAAGTTCAGTTGCATTCGGCTGATTATGGGGTGTTACCGGATAACTATCAGCAGCAGATAAAGGATTGGTGGGGAAGGATGTTAAAAGACCCATATTCTGCTCATTATACTTTTGGTACACCAGAGAAAGCATGGTTTAAGGATGGCATTTTAGCTGAATCAGGTGGGGCTATGCGATATGGATGGCTTATTCCGATAACCATTAATGCTAAAAACTCCTATGGTGGATATACAGGTGCTGAAGCACATACTATTTTTTACTCCCATGGGAAAATAGACTCCGCTGATGCTCAGGTGAATGCGGGCTATACGGGAAAAGTTAAATAATTTTAACCAATATATAAACAAACCAAAACCTCGCTTCGGCGGGGTTTTTTGTTGCCTGGAGAAAATTAAATGGCTGGCAAGTCCCTCGGTACGTTAACAATCGACCTGATCGCTAAAGTAGGTGGATTTGTTCAGGGCATGGATAAAGCCGAAAGATCTTCTCAGAAGTGGCGCGACCAGGTAAAAAAAGACGCTAAAGAGGTAAGTTCTTCAATCATTGCTGTGGGGGCTGCAGCGGCTACCGCAGCTGTTGGTATTGGTGCTGCTGGTTTAGCCATTGTCAAAAATACAGCACAGCAGGTAACAGAGGCAGACCGCTGGGCAAAATCTCTTAAAATGTCCACCCAGGATTTGTTATCCTGGCAATATGCTGCTGAACAAGCCGGTTTAACCGGTGACAACATAGCCGATATTTTCAAAGACATTAATGATAAGGTCGGCGATGCGGTCCTGAATAAATCAGGTGAGGCTGCCCAGGCTCTGGATACTTTGGGGCTTTCAGCTCAGAAGCTGGCTCAGCAATCCCCAGATAAGCAGCTGATGGCAATTAGTGAAGCATTACAGAAAATACCCACTCAGGCCGGGAAAACCAATATTCTCGAAAGCCTGGGTAATGACCTGTCAAAAATGCTGCCGTTGTTCGATAACAACAACGAGAAGCTGAAACAGTTTATCCAGCTATCAAAAGATTTTGGTGTCGCACCACCGCAAGAAGATATTGATAACCTTGTTAAGGTTAATCAGTTCTTTCAGGATATAGAGACTAGCGCCCGCGGTCTTAAAATGGAAATTGCTTCGGGGCTGGCTAAAGTTGACCTTACGCCATTGCAGGATGGGCTTGATGACATTCGTGACGTCTTCACCGATCCTGCGGTTCTTCAGGGGCTATCAGACCTGGTTGGTGAAGCCATAAGCCTTGCCGGGGTTGTGGGGCGTATTGCTGGTGGCTTGGGGGCCATTGCTACTTATACCCGCTCTCGTATAGGTGCTGTATCAGGTAATTATAATGCTGCTGATGAAAGTGATATTGCACAGCGCATTGAATTCCTTAACAAAAGAGGGAATCAAAGTAAGGAACAAAAAGACGAATTAGACTTTTTAACTAAACGTCTTCAATTTCTTCGCGCGATAAAGTCAAGCATGACTCCGGAGCAGGTAGATAGAGGAGCGAAAGGACTCACGTCTCTTCTTTCTGATCTTGGCATTGATACGTCTAAGGATAATGATTTTTCGTTGGGCAAAGGGGAGTCTAACCAGAACCAGCCAAAAATTAAACCAAAAAGTAATCCGACTGACAACGCTTTCAAAAGTAGGCTTCTTGATTTACAGAAGCAGGCCGCCCTCATTGAAACAACCGGTAAAAAAACTGCAGAAGTAACCGAGCTGGAGAAGATTAATTTTGATATTACCAGCGGAAACCTGGAAAAATTATCAGAAGGGCAGAAGGAACAACTTCGAACTGCGGCTAAAATCCTTGATTCCAAGAAGGAAGAGTTACGGCTTAATCAGGAAAATGCTAAAGTAGCTGAATATGTTTCAGATCTCGAAAGGCAGAATAAGTTAGTCCGCCAAGGGTTTGATAACCAAATAGTTGGCCGTTATTCTGGTAGTCGTGAACGTTCACGCATGCAGGATAATAATGATATTCAGCAAGATTTTGCTTCTCGACAGGAAGAGCTTTTAAATCAATTTCAGTCTGGAGATATTGATAAAAGTCTATACGATAAAAAGAAAGAAGCGCTTCAAAACTCGCTGAATGAAAGGCTAAGAATTCAAGAGGAACACTATAAGAAGTTAGATGAGTTACAAAGCGATGGTGTTGCAGGTTTCGTTTCTGGAATATCAGATCAAGCTGCTGCATATTCAAACCTATATGCAAATATGCAGCAAGTAGGTGCACAAACGTTCAGTAGTCTAACTGATATGGTAATTAACTGGGCGGAAACCGGTAAATTAAACGCTCAGGACTTTGCGGCGACATTCATTCAATCTGTTGGGGCTGCGTTACTGCAATATGCGGCTGCTCAGGTAGCAATGGCAGCGTTGAGTGCCTTCACTGCCTGGATTGGTGTTCCCTATGTAGGGCCCGTGGTGGCGTCAACCCAAGCAATAGCTGCGGCAGCTGCTGCTGGCGTGTTCATGACTGCTATCGGATCGGCGCTTCATGGCCAAGCTCATGACGGTATCGACTCTGTGCCCGAAACAGGAACCTGGCTCCTGCAGAAAGGTGAGCGCGTTACGACAGCTAAAACCAGCGCCAAACTGGATGCCACTCTGGATCGAGTAGCAAATCAGTCAACAGGCGGCGGCGCGATTTATTCGCCAAATATCAACATTCCCATAAATGGCAACCCGTCCGATGCGACGGTTGCCCTCGTGCGCAAAGCTGCTGCTGAAGGTGCTGAGCGCGGCTACCGAAAAGCTGTCAACTCGGTGACTACCGGGCAAGGTGATCTACACAGGGCACTTATGGTGAAAACCAACTCGGGGAGGAAAATTCGCTGATGGCTATCACCACGACACTTTACTACCCCGCTGATGTTCTCCCTGGGCCGTTGAAAGACGGCTTTGGAATGAAGCCGAAATCCCCGGTAAAAATCACCGAGCTCGTAACGGGGCGCAAAAGAATACGACGTGGCTATACCTCTGTTCCTACGGAAACAGATGTAGCCTGGATTTTTACTGACGCGCAGGCCCAGGCTTTTGAGGCATGGTACCGGGATGTTCTAAAAGACGGCAGCGCCTGGTTTAACATGCCGCTAATGACGCCAGTGGGCCAAAAAAATTACGTTTGCAGGTTTAACGATATTTATGAGGGGCCTACGCCTGAAGGAGGCTTGTACTGGAGGTATTCAGCATCCCTTGAGTTATGGGAACGGCCGCTGCCGGCGGTTGGCTGGGGAGAATATCCGGAGTGGATTGTGGGGAGTTCGTTACTCGATATAGCTCTGAACAGGGAGTGGCCTAAGCATGACAGCGATTAACCGCCTTTATGCGTCCTCCGGGTCGGAGGTCATCATTGGTACGTTGCAGATCGATATTGGCGGCCAGAAGCATTATCTGTGTGAGGGGTACGAGGACATTACGGCGGTTACCGAGAGGGGCGAAACCGTAACGTTTATTGCCTGTGCCATTGTCCTATCCCTTCCTGCCAGAAACGAAGACGGGACGCAGGACCTGAAGTTTATGCTGTGCAACATCGACGGCGTTGTATCCACGGCTATTCGCAAGGTCATTGATGCCATGTCCACTGCCAGCATCACGTTCAGGAAATACATTTCCACTGACCTTACAGCGCCAGCGGAGCCGCCTTACGTCATGCCGGTTAAAGGAGGCTCCTGGACACCGCTGACTGTAAACGTCACTGCTGGTTTTAAAAATATGCTCGATTATGCCTGGCCACGTGACAGGTACACGTTGACGTACTTCCAGGGTCTTCGTTACACACGATAGGTATCCCATGATCAACATTGATAAATACCTGACCGTCCGCTGGCAGATGGGCGGCCGCACTTTTCCTGTTCTCGACTGCTACGGCATTGTACATGAGGTCCGCCGGGACCTCGGATTGCCTGAATGGCCTGCGTTTGAAGGTGTGATAAAGGATGGCGATGAAATGCATATTGCCTGCAATAACTTCCGTCAAAACGTAGTGCGGTGCGAACCCTGCCCGGGTGCGGTTGCCGCCTGCTATATGGGTGGGGTAATCGGTCATCTCGGCATCGTGGTTGAGCTGAGCGGCCTGCTTTATGTGATGGAATGCAATCCCCGCCGCAACGTGACCATTCTTCCCCTGGCGCGTTTTGAACGTCAGTTTCTGAAAGTGGAGTATTACCAGTGACAATCCGCCTTTACCCGTCGCGTTTGCCTGGCGAACCGCTGGAGACGCATGAACACAGGGATACGACCATACATGACTGGATGCTCCAGCATGTCGATAACTACCGTAACGATATGGTGCAGCGTGTTGCCTTCGAAGTTAACGGTAAACCGGTCCCACCGGCAGAATGGCCGTTATGTTTTATCAGCGCTGAGAGCGATGTAAAAGTTTATCCGATCCCGGGTGAGGGGGTTTCTGCGGCGACTATTGCGGCATGGGCGGCAGCGGCTATTGCTGCAGCATCGGCTGTTTATGTGCTGATCACCATGTCTAACATGGATAAAAGCGGCTACTCATCATCAAATGGGCTGGGGCTGGATTTAAACCCTGCCAAAGCGAACCAGGCGAAACTTGGCGACCCCATACGTGAGGTGTTTGGCCGCTGCCGTATTTATCCCGATTATGTTGTGCAACCCGTGACCCGGTTTAACCCTGATGATCCGACGCGAATGACTGTCGAAATGATGGTTTGCCTTGGAAAGGGGAATTTCGCGTTTACGAATGGTGATATCCGTGTAGGTTCAACACCTATTTCAGCATTAGGGGACTCGTTCAGTTACAACGTTTATTCACCAGGAGCAGATGTTTCAGGAGATCGGCGAAGTGAAAACTGGTTCAACTCGACAGAGGTAGGTGGTACTTCCAGCGGGAGTGGGCTTGATATGGCCCAGACCTCGCCAGATTCGACAGATATCAACGCCGACAGTATGACCGTTTCTGGCGCATCCGTGACGTTTAACGGGCTGGATGATGGCAACGATGATGACGATGAAGGCAATGCGTTGCCTGAGTCGTGGGTTGAGGGGGCCATTGTTACGATCGTCGCCCCGATGAATTTTCTGGTTTCAACCTCGTCGGGATATAGCGTTCTCGCCAGTAACTCTCTGGGTGAAATTAATCCCTATCCGGGTATGCCGGTTACCCTGGAAATTAACGGCACTGAATACGAACTGGTTATTGCAACTTATACGGCAAAACAGGACGCGATACCCGGGGTGGGTGGAAATGCGGCCAGCCTGAAAGCAAATGCCTCCCCATCAACATATGATTACTCCGGTACCGGCCAGACTTTTACGATCACCTGGCAGGGACATGAATACACCATTTCCCTCATTGCGGACTATGTGAATATGTCCGGCCTGCTGATGGCGATAAACGAGGGCCTGACCGGATCAGGATTACTGGCGCAGGATAGTGGCGGTGTTGTGCTGATTGCTGAGGCATCAAGCCCCTGGCTCGGCGGAAATATTACCTCATCATCGCTCCCGGTAGCCGTTTTTGGTGACAGTCCTGTATTTAACTCCGGCACCGCGTCCAGCGGAGGCAGTCCGGCAATAACTGCTAACGTTACGCTGGCGTATGGGAGTGCAACCGGAGTGGCATTTTCCGGGATACCGGAGGGAACACAACGCCTGGCGCTGGCTCACCGTGGCAACGAGTACCGCATTGCGGATGCGGACGGTACGACCGCAACGGTTCAGCGGCTGATTGATGGAGTGGTTGATCCTTCCTGGTCTGGCTTCTCACCCCGCACGATGATTGACTATCAGGCTACAGGGATCAGCGACAACAATACCTGGATGGGGCCGTTCCTTGCCTGCCCGGAATCTGAAGTGGTGGACGCTTTCGAGGTGAATTTCTCCTTTCCGTCTGGCATTTGCGGATTCGACAGCAAAGGCAAAAAACGCATCAGGCATTGTGAGTGGGAAATACAGTACCGTGTTTATGGATCTGGCTCTGGCTGGACGAGCAGGCAGGGGGTTTACGCGCTTAAAAATATCAACGGGTTGGGTTTTACAGAGCGTTTTGATCTCTCTTCTCCTGGGCTGGTTGAGGTGCGCTGTCGCCGCCGCAATGAGCAGGGTAGCAATAACGCGCGTGACTCGATGTACTGGCAAGCGTTGCGTGGTCGCTTGTTGGCTCGGCCAACATCCTATGCTGGCGTCACCCTGATGGGGGTTACGGTTGAGACGGGGGGCAAATTGGCGGCTCAGTCTGACCGGCGCGTAAACGTTGTGGCCACGCGTATTTATGACTCTGGCGTAGCCCGTAGTATCTCTGGTGCGCTTTATCACGTCGGCCGTTCTCTTGGTATGGAAATGGATACTGAGGCAATAGATGCCCTGGAGCAGACTTACTGGACCCCGAACGGCGAGTATTTCGATTTTGCCACGGGTGACAGTATTTCTGCGCTGGAAATGCTTCAGAAAATCGCTGCAGCCGGAAAGAGTTATTTTCTGCTAAATACCCAGTCTGTTGCATCAGTGGGTCGTGAAGGTGTTAAACCCTGGACCGGGGCTATCACCCCTCACGAGATGGTATCCGAGATGCAGACCGATTTCGTTACGGTGACTGACGATGATTACGATGGTGTTGACGTAACCTATATCAACGGATCGACCTGGGCAGAAGAGACGGTGCAATGCCGTCTGCCTGGCAACCCAACGCCGCTGAAAATAGAGGCATACCGGGCTGATGGGGTAGGCAATCCTGATCACGCATACCAGATTGGTATGCGCCGACTGAGAAAATACCAGCTGCAGCGCATGACGCATAAAACGACGACGGAACTGGACGCGCTCTGTTACAACGTCGGGGATCGTATTGTGTTGACCGATGATATCCCTGGCAGCAACACCATTTCGTGTTTGATTGAGTCGATGACTACTGCTGGTGGGGTGACCACATTCGATGTGTCGGAGCCGCTGGACTGGACTTTTGCAAATCCACGCGTCTATCTGCGTTATCAGGATGGAAAAGCATCACGGCTGTTTGAAGCATCACCCACAGGCGACAACTATCAGGTATCCGTCCCGTATCAATCTGAGTTCGCCGATATCCTGCTGGATGATCCGATAATTGAGCCTCCCCGGTTAATTTTCTGTAGTTCTGAGAGCGACCTGTATCACGCCATTGTGTCCGAGATAGTGCCGCAGGACGATGGAACCTGCGAGATAACGGCCCGGCAATACCGTGCTGAATTTTATGACTACGACGACGCCACATACCCCGGCGACGTCGCTTAATACCAAAAATCCCCCTAATTAACTCTTTTCGCTCAAACCCTCGTTTTGGCGAAGCCTCTTTTTGGAGTAAAAAAACATGGCCGAACTTAACCCGCCTTTGGGAACGACGACGCCTGAAATATTCCTGGATAACGTCAAGCGCGCTGACGAGCTGGTTAACGGTCCGGCCGGAACGGTTAACGACCGCGCAGGTGAACCACTCGATACCTGGCGCCAGATGATGGCGAAAAACGATGAGGTCAGGCAGAACCTGATCCCACTCAGTAAGCAATACCAGACGCTGGCTGCGGCGCAGGCGGATATCGCGAATATCCCGGTGGGGAGCACCACGTATTACCGCAGCCCGGACGACAGCGCGCTCGCAATCGAGGTGATAAATGTTGGCGGGACGCTGCAGCCTACCGGGCGGAAAATGCCGTCTCAGGCCGCGGTTGACGATGCACTCGCGGGCGTCGCGGCACTGAATCTGCTCATTGCTGACAGCTATCTACCTCAGGGATACTCTGGCGCTATTACTGACCAGGAGGGAAACGCGGCAGCGCTGATTAACGACGAAGGGGGATTTGAAATACCTGAGTTAATCGTCGGTGATTCTTCATCTGCAGGTGAGGATATGCCCGGGTATGTAGAGGCTCACACCGACGAGGAGGGCAATCTGGTGCTGGGTATTCGCGATTCTGGTGTGGTTGAGACTCCGGATTTGCTGGCCGGCAGTATCAATATCTCGAAAGATGATCTCCCTGACTGGAGCGTGGCATTCACCGACGATAGAAATAACGTCGCGTTGGGTGTCAGAACGGGAGGTGAGGTAGAAGCGCCGGAATTGCTGACTGCCGAGGTCAACTTAAAAAAAACAGAGACACCGGGCTGGGAGATTGCCTGGACAGATGAAAACGGCAATATAGCGATGGGTATCAGGGATGATGGCTCCGTTTATCCAGAACCTGAGAATAATGGCATTGTAGAGTTTACCGCTGCCGACACAGATGTTATTGCCATCCTCGGTGACAGCTATACAGACAGCCTGTTTACGCTGAAGGACAAGAGCTATATCAGCAAGCTGTCCTCATTGCTGGATTACCGGTTCAAGAATTTTGGCGTTTCAGGAAATACCGCCCCGGCCATAAACCAGCGTCTGGTCAGTCATTCTGTTTATTTTGATGGCAAGACATTCGCGCAAATGAATGCCAAATACGCCATCATCATGACCTATGCAAATGATGCTGCAAAATATATCGCCCAGAGTATGGAATACTATGCATATAACATGAGCCGTTTAATCGACTCCGTTATGGCGTATGGCGCGATACCCATAGTCGTCGCTGAGTGGAATATCACAAATCAGGCTGCGGCACAGCTTAAAGCTATCTGTGAAAGCCGGGGAATAAAATACATATTCAACGGCAGTCTGATGAAAGAAGTGGGGAATCTGGTTGTCAGTCCGTTCCATCAGGGGCACCCCTGCACCCGGACAAATGGTGTTATATGGGTGTCGATGCATGAGGAACTAAAGCGCCTTCTCCCGGCTAACCGTTCAATAAAAATCTACCGCCAGAGGCCGACATTCTCACCCTCATCCGACGCAGATATGCTTTTCTCTGACCGTATCGACTTGCTGAAAAAATGGAAGGAAATCGGGGTTCCTCACCGCTCATTACCAGACAATATTGCACAGTACTTTGAAGAGATGAACGGTCGGGGTGATGTTCGTGAATGGACGTTCAGACCTGACGAATATGACCAGTTGGGTGCCGCAGGCGTTGCATTTACTGACCGTCTTCTGGTTAATGTCACGTATCCGAACGGGGCGGCAGGATTAAGCCAGGCAGGATTCATTCTTGAGTGTTCTGGCGCTGTCGATATTTATATCCGAAATATGCTCGATGTAGCCTCTAATATCGGTGACGCGGTAAATGCTGACTATCTGGCGAAATACAAAAATCCACCAGGCGCATGGAAAAAAGTGGGTTCTGGTTCCGGGGAATATATTTTCTCTGATGCGCTGGAGATGATCATGTCAGGCCGCCAGATACAGGTCATGCTGAAATCCACAGCGGGTAGTCTGATGAATATCAGGGCCAGATATGCAGAAAAATATCAATCCGCAGCGTGGCCCGCGCTTCCCAGCTACACCCCTGTGTCAGTTCTGCATGGCGAAACCTTTGAGAGCATGGCGACATGGAACGTGAGCGGAGTGACCAGTATTATTCCGCTGGACCAGGTTAACACCCCACGAAACCTGGCATACAACGGACCTCTGGCAACGGTAGCCTCGTTGATGACGGGCTCGGTGATGAAGAAGACGATTGGCATCACGTCGCCTGCAGACCGGGACATAACACAACCCCTCACTCTACAGGTTGAGTTGTGGGGGCGCTATTTCCCGAAAGCCTATCTGGATAACAGTATTTACAACCTCGATCCCGAACAGGTTGTTGATTCGTCTCAGCCAGGAAACACCTTCCCGGTAGCCAGCCCGATCACCAGTGATACCTGTGATTTCCGCACAGTCACGTTACGGAGCGCATTCGGGGCATCAATGAACCTGCCAAACACCATCGCGCAGAGGGATTTCACCGGGCTGTTCTGGAAGCCGATGCGCTTCATTCTTGAAATACCACCATACGAAACCGTTTCACAAATCACGCTGGAGATAACGTCAGACTCTGACTATATCCAGCTCGCCAAAATTTTTATAAAGGAAGTTAAATAATGGGTACTCGTATTATTGCTGTCGGCGCTGACTGGTCCGGAAAAGGGAAGCCAAATATTTTTCCGTTCGTTTCACTCTCAGATGCGGATTTCGCCTACGATTTTCGCCCGCGCACCACGAAATATAATGACCTGACAAAGAAAACCACCATCAGTTTAATGCGGGGTACACTGTCTCCAGGTAATGCATCCATCGCTTTCAGCACTGATAATACGGTTGGCCTGGTGAGCGCCGACGGTCAGGGACTGACGATTGATAATCTCGGCGCAGCATTTATTTCGAGCATTCCCAAAGTGCTGGCACTGGATGGCAGTGTAAAACTGACCGCGTATGTTGTCGGGGGATACAGCGGTCTGGCATTTCCTCCGGCATCGCAGTATCCGGGCTCTCCGGGGCAGACCCCACAAATCTGTAATCTGTTTGATTACGGCAACCGGGTATTGAAAGACCGCGGATTTACCATTGAAAGCGACGGATATGCCAGTAACAGCTCTGCGCAGTTCGGTGGACGCGTAAACTCGTACAACCCCAGCGTAGGCAGCCAGCTGGTAGGCACAACCCGAACAGCCAAATGTGCAATATTCCTGACGTTTGATGGTACAAATTTCACTGTTTACAATGCCACCACAGGGTTTACAGAGACAAAAACGGTCACAGAGTTAGGGATTACAGCCGCGTTGCCAGTATCCGCCAGCATTGCGCCGGGGATTGGCATTGGCGCAACAGGAACGGCATCCAACGCAGCGCTGTCCCCGACAATCTATCAGATTGCGCAGTGGAGCCGGGTTCTCTCAAAAACTGAGATGGATGAGCAGTACAGCAAAACCCGGTCAGCATTTTCGGGAGTCGGAATCTGAGTCGTTTATGCGGCTGTCGTGAAAATTGACAGCCGCCACTCCTTTCAATGAGGCATTCATAATGACACCTGAAGAGTATCTTTCACCAGAATGGAGTGACAGGGAAAAGGTTCACGACTGGAAAAACTATGCCAGCGAGGAACTAAAACGTATCTGGCATACCTTTACCGATAAGCAAAAGAGAGTGGTGGCTGAAGCCCTGACTGAGGCTGCTGAAAGAGAAGATTGGGAGTAAAGCATACCGCCTCGCGTTTACTTTTGCACAATGCACAATCTAATTTTTAGTTTGTGCATTTTTTTATGCCTTTCAATGCAAGTAAGCGTGCAGCGAGAACCGTATTGACGGGGATGTGTTATTCAGTTGGCAGTGCTACGCGCCAGGGGAGCAGTTCGCTGACCCGGTTTATCGGCCAGTCAGCTATAACATCAAGCACATGGCGAAGGTAGCTTTCTGGCTCCACTCCGTTCAGTTTGCATGTCCCGATCAGGCTGTACAGCAGCGCTCCCCGCTCTCCTCCATGATCCGAACCGAAGAACAGGTAGTTTTTGCGGCCCAGGCTGACCATCCGTAGCGCATTCTCAGCTATGTTGTTATCTGCCTCGGCCCAGCCGTCGTCAGTATAGTAAGCCAGCGCCGGCCACTGGTTCAGTACGTACGTGAACGCTTTCGCCAGTTCTGAGTGTCGCGACAGCGTTTTCACCTTTTCACGCAGCCAGCTTTCCAGGGATTTCAGCCGCGGTTTAGCTTTTTGCTGACGTTCTGCAAGGCGTCGCTTCGCCGGCATCCCCCTTATTTCCGCCTCGATGGCATATAACTCACCGATCCGTTTCAGGGCTTCCTCCGTCAGTGCTGACGGGGTGCGAACGTGCACATCGTGGATCTTGCGGCGGGCATGAGCCCAGCAGGCAGCTTCCGTTATCTGTCCATTGCGGTACAGTTCGTTGAACCCGGCGTACGCATCCGCCTGCAGAACACCGCTGAAGCCAGCGAGATGGCTCTGCGGGTGGATACCTTTTCTGTCCGGGCTGTAAGCGAACCACACTGCCGGCGCCAGCTCTGACCCGGCGTTACGGTCGTCACGAACGTACGTCCACAACCGCCCGGTCTTCGTTTTCTTATTACCTGGCAACAGCACCGGGACAGGCGTGTCATCAGCATGGAGCTTACCGTCAGTCAGCACATAGTCCTGAAGCGCCCCTTCCAGCGGTGACAGTAGCCGGCAACACGCATCCACCCAGCCCGACAGCAGTGAGCGGCTCAGCTCCACACCCTGGCGGCCGTATATTTCAGACTGGCGGTACAGCGGGGTGTGCTCTGCATACTTTGAACTCAGCACGCGGGCCAGCAGCCCCGGTCCTGCGATACCCCGCTCGATGGGCCGTGAAGGCGCGGGGGCCTGCACGATGGCATCGCACTGAGTACAGGCATGCTTTTCACGTACTGTCCGGATAACCCGGAAGGCGCTGCGCATCAGCTCCAGCTGTTCGGCGGCATCTTCACCCAGGTAACTCAGCGCACCACCACATTCCGGGCAGCATGACGCTGCCGGCAGCAGCCGTTTTTCGTCACGGGGAAGTGATTCAGGGAACGGTTTGCGGGTACGGGTCTGCCGCAGCGGGCGCTGCACGGCCGGGTCATCCACCCGGCCGGTAAGGGTATCGCTTTCTTTCTGCAACTGCTTAAGGTCGGCTTCCATCTTCGCGATACGGCGGGAGACTTTTTCGGAGCGGCTGCCGAAGTTCATCCGGCGCAGCTTATCCAGTTGCGCCTGCAGGTGATCTATTTCGCGTTCACGCTCGTTCAGCTTTTCCAGAAGGGCACGGTTCAGCGCCTCCTGTTCGGCAAGGAGACGTTTCAGTTCATCGATATCGTCAGGAAGTAAGCTGTTCATACCGGGTATATTACCAGGCTCATTCAGCGTCGACCAGGATAAAGAGGCCTACAACATAGTCAGTGACGTAAGCAGTCTTTTAGGCTGCCGCCAGTCGATACCTTCAAGGAGCATCGCCAGCTGTGCCGGTGTGAGGAACACTTTGCCATCCCGGGCTGACGGCCAGGCGAAGCGGCCGCGCTCCAGCCGTTTGGTCAGCAGACACAGTCCATCGCCGGTAGACCAGAGGAGCTTTACCTGACTGCCATTACGCCCACGGAAGATAAAAACGTGACCTGACATCGGATCGTCTTTCAGCGTCGTCTGCACCTTTGCCGCCAGGCCGTTGAAGCCGTTTCTCATATCGGTGATGCCAGCGACCAGCCAGATCTTTGTCCCTGATGGTAATGGGATCAACGTTTGAGCTCCCGTATCAGCAGGTTCAGGATATTTTCGCTGATGGCACCATTCAGACGGAGTGATCCGTGCCGGAACGTCACTTCACAGCTGATATTGAGTGATTCAGGTGCCGCAGCAGCTACAGGTTGTGACCGGGGGGAGGTTGCAGGGACAACATCTTCGGCATCAAGTGTTATCGGGAGCAGCTCAGGCACGTTGTTTTCTGTTGTTGAAGGAGGACGTAGTTTTCCTTCGCGCCAGTACTGGCGCCACTTGAACAGCAAATTATCGTTGATCCCATGCTCACGAGCGAGTTGCGCTACGGAGATCTCTGGTCGATGCGAGAGTTCAACCATTTTGATTTTGAACTCAACGGGATAATTAGGGCTTTTTTTACGCACTGCGGTTAATGATTTCATGGATAGCGTCCACCATATTTGGTGTCCATTATCCTCTCAGGAATTTCAGGATCTGCCAGACGGTGCTGAGACGACGCTTACCAATGCAAAAAAAATGCCGCGCTACAATTTCGTCGACAAAACGGCAGAGCACAGCGAAAACCGTCTGTGGATAATGGCAGAGATGGAACGAGAGCTGATTGTCGAGCGAACCAGAGCGGGTTTAGCCGCAGCGAGGGAGCAGGGGAGAGTCGGTGGCCGTCGCCGGGTAATGACTGAAGATGTGGTGGAGCAGTGCCGCAGAATGCTGGAGAACGGCGCTACCCGGCAGCAGGTAGCCGATGTGATAGGTGTAGACGTGAAAACAATCTACAAGTACCTCCCGGCGACTTGAAGACAAAGATTTCACTACTTTTCCTGATATGTTACGTTTGGCTTAATCAATTCATTCAGCTTTGAAAACAGTTTGGTTTGTTCGTGAACGGTAAGAAAACAATAAGTTTTGAGCAATTTTTAACTATTAACAGCAATCTTGTTTCCATCTCAGATACATGGGCTGACTTGTGGGCGTTAATTTTTCACACGGGTTTAAGCGCTGGAAGGCTGCTGAGTATTCGATATGATGATATTGATGGTGATTTGATACTGATACGAAAACAGGGTCACCTGAAGGAGCTACGTGTTAAATCAACCCCTCCAGTGGAGGCGATGATTGCTCGTAGAAGAGAACGCTATCCAGAAGATGTTTTTTTATTTCATAGCCATTCTAACCGTGTGAAGTACCAACGCCGGCCGGTCACTATAATTGCTTTCAACGCCGCTTTACGTCGCGCCGCTAGATCATTACCAGACGTTAACGTAAGCAGTAGTAGCGCGAGAAACATACCGGACTAACCGCCTATCCAGTAGCGTGTTGCCGATGTGACAGGCGTGGGGGTGAAGACTATTTACAAATATTTGCCAGTACAATACGGCGATAAAAAATCCCCTTGAGCAGGCACACTCAAGGGGAAAATACTACATAACATCATTGCTGTGTGCGTCTTCGCACACCCCCTATCTTCTAAGAAGGCGCCCAAAGCTTCCAGATATTTCTGGTCTGAGCAGTTAAAACATTGGGTCGGTAGCCGATGTAATAGGAGGGGGTGAAGACGATTTATAAATATTTCCCTGCTCAATGTTGCCAGTCGAATTGAGGCATCAATGCGTTACGTCAGCGCTGATCATTGATAGCCACTGCCAATATTGATCTGCTGCACACATGCATTTACTGTATTTATATACAGTAATTTTGACAGGGGGAAGTATGCCGCGTTTATACGAAATCGAGACGGCCTGCCGTAAGGCAATAGATATCCTGCCTAACGGAAAGCGCATCCTCACCACCAGGCGATTTCTGCAGGAACTGGAGAGATATAACTGGCACTGGTCGCCACGGCAGGCTAACCAGTGGATAGAGCACTATGTGACGACATTCCGGGATGTCTCAACGCAGGAAGGCGATGAGCGCACGTTCCAGTTATACAACCCGAACGGAGGGCTATAACGTGGGATTTCCGTCGCCAGCTGCTGACTATGTTGAACGGCGTCTGACCGTTGATTCACTCTGCGGTACCGGCCCCAATACTCGGATAGTACAAACAGAAACCGGCTATGCCGTAGTGGATTGCTCCGTAAAACCAAAGCAAGGAGATACCGTTTTAATTCAATACGGCGGCGGCACTGATTTTGCAAAAATTATGGGCCGGGCATTTATTACACGAGACGGTGAAGCGCTGGAAGGTGAGGCCCTGGATGATGTTACAGTTGTCGGGGTGGTGACATTCGTCATCAATCGAGCTTGGCCTACTGATGACGAATGTCCTGTCATATAAAGTCAACGGATTGTGTGTACATAAACGAGTACAATGGAAGTGACTTATTTTGATACTTCTCTTTTTAAAACAATGCATTAAATTGTTTTATAACTATATCCATTTAACTAAGGGGACAAGGCGGCACGAGTATAGCGTTTTTTGCCCGCCTGAGTAAGAGCCATACCGTCTGACTGCTTAAACCCTCGCCACTCAGGGCGCTTTTTTTATGCCCGGTCGGCCTTTTTCCCTTTCTCCGCCGCCTGGGCGCGGGCTTCCGCTTTTCGCTTGCTGCTCATATCGTTACGGATCTGCGCATGGCTCAGCAGTGCGAAGATGAAGGTCCCGCCACAGATATTTCCCGCCAGGGTCGGCAGGGCGAACGGCCAGATAAAGTCGCTCCAGGGCAGATTTCCATTAAACACCAGATAAAGGATCTCGACCGAGCCCACCACAATATGGGTGGTATCCGCCAGGGCGATAAGCCAGGTCATGAGAATAATCACCACGATTTTGGCGGCGCCGGCGACAGGAAACATCCAGACCATGGTGGCGACCAGCCAGCCGGAAATAATCGCATTAGCGAACATCTCTGTCGGACTGTTTTTCATTACGTCTTCGGCGATGCTGACAAAGGCCTGACGGGTTGGCTCATCAAAAATAGGCATATAATTGAAGGCCCATGCGGCCACCGCGGTACCGATGAGATTGCCCGCCAGCACCACCGACCATAGCCGCATCAGCAAACCGACGTTACCGAGGGTGGGATTATGCATCACCGGCAGAACGGCGGTGACCGTATTTTCAGTGAACAGCTGCTGGCGGGCCATAATTACGATAATAAAGCCGAAGGTGTAGCCGAGGTTTTCCAGCAAAAAACCGCCCGGGATCCCCTCCAGTTTGACGTGAAAAATTCCCTTCGCCAGCAGGGAGGCCCCCATCGACAGGCCGGCCGCAATCGCTGACCATAGCAGGGCCAGCGCATCGCGCTCCATCTCTTTTTCCCCTTCCTGGCGAATATGTTCATGGATCGCCATCGCCCGCGAGGGAAGGCGATCTTCATTTACTTCGATCTCTTCACCACGCTGATTTTCCTCACTTTCCACTTCTCTTTCGTCATCCTCTGCCTTTAATTTGTTATTGTCTAGTTCATCCAT